GATTCCACCCTTTGGCATACTTTCTATCCTCTTCAGGGATTTCAGTAAGGTAATCAGGGGTATCATTTACCTGCTCTTCCTGCAGCACTTCTTGCATATGCTGCTCAAGGCTAAACTCTTCTTGCTGCTCTTGTGATTCAATTTCCATTGTTGGCCTCTTTGATGGTTGCTGTAATTTCCTGATCTGTCAAAAGCCGATAATCTTTGTAATCATCGTGATTGACAGCTTTCCCGGCGTATCGAGTGGTTTCAAATTTATCACCAATCTTTACACCCCAATCTTCAGGCCCGTTACAACCTTCAAAGCCTTTATAAGCAGTAGGGCCAAACGCGACAATAGTGCCGATACATTGACCGGCTTGTTCACGTTTTTCCTGTTCAGGAGTAGCAAGAATAATCCCGCTTTTAGTCTTATTCTCAAACTTCTCCATCTTTACCAATACATAATAGCCACATGGGCTATAAGGGGTTTCATTCATCTGAAATGCCCCCCATCTTTTCAAATCCGGTAATAATCGCCCGTAACGTAGCCGCTACAGCCTGACTTTGGTAAACGCTATGCAAAAAGCTCTCTTCATTGCTAGATACAATATCAGCAATGTATTCGAGTTCTTCTTGATGTTGTTTTTTCAGGTCGGCTAAAAGCCATTGGGTTACTGAATGATTAAACCATGATTGACAGTAATCAGGGTCGGGCTTGGCAGGTACTTGCATCGTCTGTGAAACGTCTAGCATCTTGATAACCTCTTGGTTTTTTGACTATGCCGCTCGGCTATATCAATATAATTGATATAAAAGAAAACTCAAGTTAATTCATGTATTCATCTTGGTTTGGATAGTAAAACCAATCCATCATGGGTTTAACAGTTTCAACAGCAGGCCACCAGGCGGGGGCAGTTGCCTCCAATCCTTTACCCACTACATCACCTATAACCTGTTCAACCTTCTGCATTCCACCTGATTGTGATTCATTGGTTTGCTCTATATACGGTTGAATAGACCTCTCATAAACGTCTTGATTGCCTGTAGCAGCTAGTGGGAGATAAGTAGCGCCACCTAGCAGGTCAGCAGTAGACCACAAGCCCAATCCGGCGTTTGCAATGTCATGGGCATACTTGGCAACATCAGAAGGAATCTCGGCAATTCCCCTGCCAACAGCGCCTAAACCTAAAGCCAGTTTCTCTTTCCGGCTCATTCTAGCTATGCGCGCTCTTTCGGCTTTTTGTTTAGGAGTTAATGCTGCGGCCGCACCTGTTACACCGGCTACAGTAGCAAGCATGGCGGGAGATGCTTGGCCTTTTGCGCCTATAACTATCTGCCTTTCAGGCGGATTATCAAAGTCGAGATTAGGATTTCTATCAATCCTTTCTTTCATTGTTAAGTCTAAGCGTTTTTGCGTCTGTCTTGCCTCTTCCTCTCCTGCAAGTCTTTTATAAGCATCAAAAAGCTCTTCATTTGTGTACTGGCCTCTAAAAGGATTATTTGCGAGTTTATTTCCCCTTGCTTGTAGCTTTGTTATTTCATTTTTTAGGGTATTAACTTCTTCAATAATTTCACCAGGAATTTCTTTTTCATTAACCACTGAATATTTATTTTTCAAATAATTAAATCTATTTAATTTCTCATCATGCAATTCTGCAACTTTATTAAATTCTAACTCATCCAATATGGCTGCCATATCTTCAGGCATTCCACCCTTTGCAAACCCCTCACGCTCTTGTATTGCATGTTGTATCTCATGAAGTGCAGTGCTTTTTTGCGATATATTTTCGCCTTGCTTGTTGTGTTTCATCCCTAAGCCCATGACTTCCTTACCGCCTTGGCTTTCGCTTGTTTTAGGCTTGTAATATCCTGAATCGATTTTATTAGTTAATCTTAAAGGAATGCCCTGCAAGTCTGGATATTCTGATAATGTTTTGGAATTTACAACATCCGATAACTTTAATGGATATTCTGAATGCGTAGAATCCATCATGTATTCTTTGGCAATTACAGGCAATTCATTGATGCTAAAATCTTCATCACTAATCTCCTGCCTCCACTTACCATCCACACCCCTGTGCATGGGGGCATTGAATTGGTAGCCGGTCATCTTCCTGATAGCCTCAGCAGGTGCGCCTTGCTTCTCTAGCATTTGAGCGTATTCAAGTGCAGCTTTATTGAATGTCTTGGCAGATTGGCCAATCATACTAGCCTCACTCTCCTGACTAGCACCTAAACCCAATCCGCCTACTGCCAATCCTGCTCCTGCGCTAAACGCCATATTTTGAAATTTCTTCCTTGCCTCAACTCTAGAGCCTTCTTTTGCAGGGTCATAAAATACAACTTTTAAACCGCTTGCTTTTAGTCTTTCAATGGTATTTTTTGGCGCATTTTTAGGCACGATTGCACCGCCAAACTCACTTATTTCAACAACTCTTTTTGGTTTTGATTCAAAGTATTCAGTAGCTCCACCCCTTAGCATATCCTTATAATCATCAAGCTCTTTTAAAAGCGATTCATCAACATTAGAAAAACCGATTTCTTTACCGGCCCTTCTCGCGCCTACCTCTTCACTTCTTTTCACAAAATCCCTAAATTCCCTATAATACCCTGAACTATTTGAATCATAGTCGTAATATTTTTTAAATGCCTCTTCCAAATCATCAAGCATCATTGAACTTGTCTGCTTAAATTCTTCCATTTCTTCAGGCGTAACTAACTTTCCTTGGTTTCCACGCATTTCATCAAGGCTTTTAAATTCTTTTGCAGTAGATGCCCTAATAGCTCCTGTGCTGTGCTGACTAAAGCCTCCTTCTTTTGCCCTTCCTGCGCTTTTTGCCATGTAATCAGTTACATTCTGAGCATTGTAAGGAACAAGCTTAGGCTTTGTCGCATATCTATCCCTGTCAGGGTTTGATATAAAAAATTCATCCTTTTCAAAAAGGTCATCCATTATTCCATTGACGTAATCCTGGTATTCTCCGCTTTTTTTAAACTTTGCTATTTTCTTTGAAACATCTTCAGGCATTGGCCTTCCGCTATTTTTTTCAAGCTTATACTTTACTCCTTTTGAATCAAGAAAGTTTGATTCACTTTGCCTTTCAAGCCAGTCTGCAACTTGATTGTATTTATATACATCGGCATTTTTCGAACTTTCTAAATCCCAAATATTAGACCTTACTTCATCAACATATTTTTGCTTTTCTTTATATTTAGGTTCGTAAATTTCAGCAAATCTTTTGCCTGCGTTTTTCTTTGCAACCCTAAGCATTTGAGGGGCAGTAACGGTATAGGCGTCAGCATTAAAAGCCTGATTTCTTTTGTCTATTTTAGGGTCAAAACTTTCTGGCTTTCCTACTAGCGTAATATCACCAAAACCTTCAAACGGTATACCTTCTTTAGTTACGGCAATAGATGGCATTGGCATTCCGCCAATTTTCTCAAATCTATCTATCCTTCCGCTTGTTGTATTATGTAAGAAATATAACTCCTTTTTCTTTTTAATAGCATCCTTAACCTTCTTTGCCAACTCTTTCTTAACGCCCATTATTCAGACTCCTGCTCGCCTTCAGGTTCTTCCTCTGGCTCTTCCTCTTCTTCCGGTTCTTCAGGCTCTTCCTCTTCCATTTCAGGCATCATAGGCTGTTCAGGTCTTACAGGTTCATCAGGCATATTAGCAATATCATTAAGAAGCTCTTCTATGCCATCTTCAATAGAATTGTTCTCGATGTTTTGGGCTTGAGCCTCGGCAACGTATTTAATAGCCTGGGCTTCTTCAGCCTTAGCCTTCTGGAGGTTGAGATAGATTTCAGATTTAATCTTGTCCAGTTCAGCCGTCAGCTTGGCAAGCTCCCCTTGTTGCTTCATGTTAAACGCCATTTGTTCAGCTTTGTAAGCCTCTACAGCGCCCATCTTCTCCTGAATTTGAAGGTCAAGTAACTGTACTTGCTTAGCCTGTTCAACCTGCATTTTCTGTATTTGTTCGGCTTCCTGCTCTGGTGACATTTCAGGCAAAATATCATCAGTATTGATAGATTTCAGCATCTTCAGGTTAGCCCTGATAATCTTTATCGGATTACCACCGGCCTGAACAATGGCAGGCATCATATCCATAGCTACCCTTGCTTCCATCGCCCTGATAACATCGGATGACATTTCCTTTTGAGCAGTAGCCTTAATCACCTTCAAAGCCTGCGGTGAGTAGTCTTGTGACATATCACCGGCTGTTATTTCTGTATATTCATCAGCATCACAATATATCGGCGTCATCATCATTAACTGCTGAAACTCTTTACTCATGCTCCTTTGAATGTATTGCATGATGGCATTCATGGGAATCATTTGTTCAGACAAAGCTACCAATGCAGTAGTAGGGGCTACCTGTCCGTTCATAATCGCCGATAGATCGAGAGAATTGATAAACTGACCCAATTCACCTTTTGCATCTTGATTCAATGCCAAAAGCGTTTGGGAAGGCTCAGAGATAGGCGCAGGGAGAATGCCACTGGCAAGGGCAGCAGCAGGTATATCGGTTTGTTTCCACTCACCAGGCTTGAATCCGGTATTACCTGACAATCCTGGCCCTTTCCTGAATTCCTTAGCCAAAAACCCGCCTTTACGATTAGAAATTGTCCCTGCGTCAATCAGTTGGTTAGCAGTGGTATTTACCAAGTTAGTCAGTGCAGACAGTAACCAGGCATAGCCAATATCAAGGAAAGTACCATCTATTGCCCGAATATAACCATACTTAACCACATTCATCATCCGGTTTACTTTAACCAATTGGCCGGATTTCATCACTTCAGAAAGTACAGATTCACCCTGCAATTCAGCCTCGCCCAAAGTTGTCAGTTTCTTACCATTTTTGACAACAATATCATTGGGAGTATAGGCGGCTACAATACGGACAACCTGACAAGATTGGACATGAACAGTGACGATATAAGGCTCTTCATAGCCATCATCGTCTAAATCAAGGTAGGTATGCTGTTCATAGTAGCAATTGGGATTATTGGCATTCTCATTGACACCTTCAGAGGCATTTGAGCCTTTCTGGTTATCATCGCCATCAAGTACGCATTCACTCCAATAGCCCAAAGCCTGAAACTCTTTAGCCTGGTTTATTGAATAGGAATGAATTTCAGTAAAAGACCTACACTTTTCAAGGCATGATGTACCTTGTGAAATAGCAAAGTTAGGGTAGTGGATTACACTGGCTACTTTCCTTTCTTCAAGCGGGTCGTAATAGGTTTTAACAAACAAAGCCCCAATCATGGGAAGTTCGTAGAGTAATTTAGCCTTGTCACCACGGTAATCTTCCATCTTGTGATTAATGTGGTAGTTTTCGTACATGGCAATACGGTCGGCTACTTCCTGCTTAGCACCTTCAGGGTCAGCACCGATTACACTGGTCATGAACAGGTCATCACCACGCAACAGCTCGGCAGACAATCTGTCACCGGCTGATACTACAGCTTGAACTATTCCAGTGTGTTTATAATTAGCAGCACCCTGCCAAGGGGTAGATCGAGGATTAAGGTCAGGCCTTGCAAGCTCTAGCCCTTTATCGACTAGCTCTTTCCAATCCTGCATGGAGGAGTCATCTTCATTAAACTGCTTGATTACCCTATCAGCTATCGTAGCCAAATGTGATTTCTCAAGTTCTTTAGCAATGTTTGCAGATTTGGCAAAGTCGAGCAGTTTTTTCATTTTAGTAGCCTAGAGAGTTATTAGCCTCTGGTTCATAATCATCGTAATTAGCCTCTATAGGCTCGGTTTCAGCATGTCTCAACATCATTATCCCGTAACGTACCGCAGAAATTAAGTCATCATTCAACTTAACTATCTTCCCATCCTTCCTGTGGTACATCCTGAATTCTTCAAAAAACTTCCCACAATTAGCATTAACCTTAAACCTTTCGGTACGCATTCTTGTGAGCATATCCATCAAACCGGCTTCAACACCATTTGAGCCATCCTCAAACGTAGCCATCTGATCGAGCATATTAACCCCTTCCTGCCTGTACTGCTCGGCCAATTGAACACCGCTACCTTTATCATGCTGTAAACCGTCATGCGGCCATGCTACAGGTATCCAATCCTTCATTTTCCTGATAATAGGGGCAATGAAAGCGGGGGTTTCGTTGGTTATTTTAGCACAATTGTATAAGTGAACCACATCATTATCCCTATCCCATGCCAACCAGGCTATTGCAGTAGGGTGATCCCATCCGAAATCTATACCTACGATACGCGGCCAATGTGACGGGATTTCTTCCAGAATCTCCTTAATCCTGTCCTCATTAACAGGGAAAACTACCCCAGAACCAAGCAACGGAATGCCTTTAGTCCGCATTTCCCGTTGATATTCAGGGTATGCCTCAAGTATCTGGGCTTTGACTTCTTCGGTCAGATGGGGGGCGTCATCCCAAGTCACGTTTTTAAGATACTGGCCCGGCTTAATATCTTGGGTAAACTGGGCTACTAATCGAGTTACCCCGTTTTCAGGAGTGAACGATAGAACAACGTACCCGCCCTTACCCTTGTTACCCGTAGCTGTTCGAGTGAGTACCTGTGGGTATATTTCGTCATCTTCAGGCTCTTCATCAATCAAGGCAAAGTCAATACTTGTACCCATCAAGACATGCTGACCCTGAGTATAGGATTTGAATGAAAGAGTAGAGTAACCACCCGTAACGTGCTTAACCTTCACATCCTTGGCGAGTTTAGGCGTCATGCTCCTGGTAATCTCTCCTATCATGTCAACAGGTATCAACCCATTGCCATCGAATCCAGTGGCATCCATAAACCCAAATATCTCCTTTTGCAGTACATCCCTTATCTGCTCACCGGAAACGCCCAAAGCCCACGCATTAATAGGAAAATTAAACCGGATACCATCCCACCAATCAGGATAACGTCCGGTTAAATGGTAGGATAATTCGATACAGCTTGACCTTGTTTTGCCAACCCGGTTAGCCGCCATTAGAAGTCGTTGTTTGTTTTGCTTACCTGCTTTATAGAAGTCTTGCTGCCAATCGTAGGGCTGAAAGTTCCATAGAGACTTGGCTTTTTCCCGTTTAGCCTTCTCTTCCAGTAACTTTATAAGCTCTATTTTCTGGTTTTTTGTCATTTTCGATCAATAGTGAAGTATAAACCCCGTAAATTTTGATACTTATAGGTAATTATTGATCGTTTTTGTTACTCATTAAAGCGTTCAAGCGGGCTTCAATCTCTTCATCAGACAGGTTTTTGTATTCAATCTGGCCTGTATGCTCGATTTTCGTGCTATCCCCGTATTTCTTTGGCATCTTCCTTGCTGCTGTCCACTTGTAAGCGTCTATAGCCACCCTTGCAGCGTTTGGATCATACTCCCCTGATAGTACCTTCTCTGCAATAGATTCGATCTTGTCAGCGTCCGCATGCGCTCCTTCGACCTTTGCACGTGTGTAATGGTCTCTAAACTCTTCATGCTTAGACAGCCACCTGAACACTGTAGGTCTTGCAGGCATATCATCCATGTTGCATATAGTGTGCATGGAATGACCCATAGCTATCCTTGAGCAGAATTCTTCAGCGATTTGAAGATTGTAATCTTCTGGTCTTCCGCCTGGATTCTTTGGCTTTACTTCAGGCTTATCCTGCTCTACGGGTTTATCCTTGCGCTTCATTTAATCACCCTGTAAGTCAGTGTGAGGATATGCTTACCGCCTACATCAGATAAATCAAACCAGTTGGAGACGCCGATTTTACAGCCATGCAATAGGTCGGCTAGGCGGTCTATTTGCTTCATGGCGTCAAAGGAAAGGAATTTTTTGGAATGGGTATCAGCTTCTAGACTGATAGAAAGGTCAGTCGGCTGATAGATTACGCCGGTTGATTTAAACTTTGATTGAAAGTATCGGTTTAACTGCTCTGTTGCGTCTGTGTGCATTGCTTGGCCTCTAGTATGGCTAATATCTCTTCTTTACGTTCCTGGCTTGTCCTTGAACTAATCAACTCCCAACGTAGGTCAGCCTCAGATTGCTCTATCTGTTGCGGTCTACGCTTATCACCTTTACCGCTCATATCATAACCTCTGATTAATGGCTCTAGCCCATAGCTTATGATCTGTCTTTGTCATATGTACCGTATCCTTGGCCTTGAACTTGACCCCGTAATCTAGCGGGTCGATAACATTGGCGCAAGTGTCAAGTATTACTTGACGGTACGGCTCTGCATCTATCCCGTTAACCCGCTTATTGGGTAGTACGCAATAGATAATATCAGCATTTGCATTATACACCAAAAACTGATATTGAAGGCGAAAATCATCTATTTCTGTCTTTCTGACATCATTCGTACCCAAGGCTATAAACAGGATTCCCCACGGTTTACCATAATCCGGTATCTCGGTAATATCGGTTGATTTCCTTCCTGGTACGCAATTAGTCCTTATCCCCGTCATTGCTTGGGCGGTTTTCTTGTAATCCTCGTTCTCATAGATATGGTTAATATCTTCTTTGGTATCCCATACCTTGTAACAAAGAGAATCACCGACATACATAACATCAGGATGGATTACTTTATAATCGTATTCCTGAGATATACAGCCGGTTAAAAACAATGTTAAAAGTAAAATCCTTTTCATATATTCACCTATTTAACTATTCTGTAAGAGATGATGTCATAATCCCGCCCATGATCTTTCCATGTAAAATGATCAGCAATTCCTAAAACAATAGCTCCGCTGCGTAATTTAAGCTCAACATTTACATCAGCCTCAACCGGGCATTCCCCTCCTTTCCACTCTATCCAACCATCATTTGATTCATCCATACCTACCTTTCTGGCTTCTAGCATGGCATCGGCTTGCTCATAAGCAAGAATTGCAAAGTCGCTTGCCTTTCCTGAATATGCAGCATTTGCCAACAATCCCTGCATAGCTCTAGCTGCAAAGTAATCTCTTAAGTCCATAATTGCTCCTGTTATTAATGAATTGTTTTTATATGTCAGTGTTATGATAATCAGCACTTAGCATACTTTCCGCGCACAATTTTATTCTTGCATGCATTCCTTAAATACCTACCCATTTTCTTTTCTGCACACCCTTCACAACGGCATCGGCCATCAAAGTTGGTAAAGAATTTAACGCCAACAGCTTCGCAGTCATAGCATTTATTTTTGTAACATATCATCTTTATTCTCCTAGTTTATTTATGTAATCGCATAACAACTCGCTCAACCGGACAAGCCGGTTAGCTCTGGGTTAAAACACCACCCTATACGCCAAAATATTTTCCCAGTACAATTGATCTACCCTACCATCAATCTTGCTGCCATTGCTCATTATTGCAGTCACTTCCAAGTCATCAGCCAGGTTGCTCGGCCTTTTCCTGTTCGTGAAAGCATACGCGCTTGTATCGCTTCCTATCGCATGAGATACGTGCATTCTATCCATCCTTCCGGCTAGGTCGGCAATATCAGATTGCGCTTGCTCTACTGCTAAGCGCATATCCTTGATAGCTTCTTCGTTCTCACGGTCAACCAAATAGCCGACTACGTTTACAGCAAAGATCAAACAGCAAAATACAATGATGATTGGTTCCATGATTAACTCCTATGCTAACTTACTTCATAACCATTCAATGAAACCCAAGGGCCGTTTCTTTTGCATTAATATCTTCATCGTATATTGTTGTCTTTGCTTCACAATGTTCCATAATGAATTTATTAGGCTTGAGCGAATCAATATTACTCCAACACTCATTTAGCATATCGTCAATATAATTTCTCTCATAGTCATTATCATCCCTACCAAAAAGCAATGCGGCAACTAAAGCATAGCTTGCATCATTGTATCTCATGCCTGAGTTTATGATTGCTGAAGAAAATT